CCCCACAAGACGCCCCCCGAACCCTGCACAGGGGTCCCATGTTGTCCCCCCAACGGGGCAGTACCGGAGACAGAGAGCGCGAGCCACAGCAGGGCGGAATACCGTAGGAGTCCTAGCATTGGCCGTAACGGCTCGCAGGACACGGAAAGGGGTCACAGGGTCGCCCACCTTGAACTGCCACTTAATTGCCCGCCTGAGCGCTGCATCGTCGTGCCAAGCCTCATAGGCAGAAGGCTGCCCCCGGTAACGGGCCTGGTAGCGGTTGGGGAAGAAGGGGTAGCAGAGGGGGAGCCCTGCGGTGGCACAACCTAGCTCTGCGCCTCTCTTCTGCAAGAGCTGCATCTGCCTGTCTCGCACCTCACCGGAGGGGCATTCTGGGTAGGGGAATGGGACTTGCCGGAGAGTGGCGAGCACATCAGCCATCCAGGCGTCTTGCTCATCCGCGCCCCTGGTGCCCCAAACTTTTGTGTCGGGGTACCGGGCTTCGAGGATTTCTGTGGCGGCCCCCACGGTGAGCCCCTTGGGCCTAGGGCCGGGACGCTGAGGCCCGACACCTGCTGCCCGAAGACGCCGCCTCACTGTGCTCGTACCTACTCCGTACATCTCGGCAATAGTAATTGAGCCGACCCCGGCAGCCGACAATGAAGCCGCTTTTTCGGGGGTCAGCCGCCGCGCCAGACGGTCATTCTCTTGGCGCGGAGTCTCCCCCGGGAGTTTATAGGCCATGCACTCGGGGACATGAGACTCAATCAACTCCCGGAAGCGCACCCGTTGTTTGGGGAAATGGATGCCTTGGCATGAGCCGTCCTCGTAGACCTTGGGCTTGAGCCCTAACGTGCGCAGAGCCCGGAGAGCCCTCCTGAGGCTCAGCTCGTCTAGGCCGAAGGTGATGCGGGGCTCGTTCCGTCTAGAGCAATTGCCGTCGTCCATGTACCAGACGGCCAAGACGAAGGGGGTCATCAATGTGTGGAGATTGGCCGGAAAGCGGCGCTTCCTCTCGGGTGTCGGGTAGAAAAGGTCATAGAGAGGGCGGAACTGGGCGCAGGAGCGGGTAGCAAAGTACCAGCACCGATGAGTTTTGCCTGTCTGGCGGTCGGTCTTCGTGGTCGGGTAGCGCTTTGATGTGAAGGGCTCCAACAGGTCGGCCTTCCAATCAGTGTAGTCCCGCTGGCTCCAGGCATGCCCCTCACTGAACCGTACCGCTTCTTGGCTGCTGGCCGCCAGCCAACCGTCCCCCAGGAGGGAGCCGATAACCAAGTCCTTCTGGCGGGGAGCCAGTTCCGGGAGGGTGTCGGAAACGCGCTCCGTCTTGCTGAGTGTTGGGATGCCCCACTTCCTACGGAGCCTATTTACCCGCACCTGATAGGTGCCGAACCTATCGGCAATCTGTGTCTCGGTCAGGCGCTCCTCAAGGTAGAGCGTCCGGAGGGTTTCAGGGGTCAGTTCAGCCATAAGCACCCTAGAGCAGGAGATAGGGTCATTCTCTCGCTTTCACAACTCCTATATACCACCCTTAGGCATTTTTCGCAACACTCATAAACGGGTGCAGTTTGTGTTTAGGGGTGTTGCGAAAAATGTCGTGTGGGGGGACTCCAAAACGACGAGAGCCCCGGAGGTCGGGGCCTCCGGGGCTCTCTGGTTCTGGTAGAACCCTAGCGGTTACGCCAGGTTACCGGGTGATGGTAAGCCTGGTGAGGCCGCGCGGGTTGAAGGCCCCGATGCCGAGGTTCTCGAAGACGGAGAAGCCGATGGTCCGGTTCTTCGGGTCGTCTGCCGAGAGGACGGTCAACTCGGTGCGCACCGGAATCCTCCCAAAGTGCTCGGGCTCGCAGCATACGTAGACCGTCCCCACGGGAACCAGGCGGCTCGTGACGACCTGGGCACCCCAGAGGGTTGCCATGAGGCCGGTCTTGAGCAGGGTTGCCTGGCTCTCGATGTCGAGGATGTCGCGCCCGAACTTACGCAGGTCGGCGTAGTCCCTCGCGTTCATGTAGACGCGCGCGACCCGAAGGTCGTGACGCTCGATGAGCGAGAAGGCATCGGCCAGGACGGCACCGGAGAGCGGGGCCACCACGGGGATGTCGGGGTTGAGCTGGGCGGGGAGGCTGTCGAAGCCGGCGGTTGCGATGCTGTCCAGGACTGCGAAGACCCTCTCGTCTTCCGCCGCCTGAATCGTGGAACGTGCGAGGTCCTGCGCCCGCTCGATGAGGTCGAAGCGGCGTTCCTTGATTTGGGTGAGCGGAATCTCGGGGTTCGAGGCAATCTCGAACAGCGGGAAGATGACCCTGCGGGGCTTGGTCACGGCGAGGATGTTCTGACCTTCCTCTCCGACGACGTAGGCCGTCACGTCCGGGTCCTTGTCGTAGATGGGGAGCGCGCCATCCGGGAGCTGCTCGACCAGGAAGGTCTTGCGGCCCACGGCTGCGTAGTCGCGCCGGGTGCGAAGGGGTTGCGTCATGGACGCGGCGAGCTTCATCCGACCTTGAGGGGTCTTGACGAGTTCACCGATGACGCGCTGCTTGGTCGCGTTCGATACGCTCATTTTGTCCTCCTCAGGTCAGATGCGTTGGTCGTAGACCAGCTCGGTCTGCACGCTGTCCGGCGGCATCTTCAGGATGCCGATGGTCGTCGAGCTGTTGTCCGTGTTCAGGACGAACGACTCGGCGGCGCAGGCCACGTCGTCGGCGGACACGATGGCCGCGCCGGCTGCGTTGAGCTGTTGACTGGGCATCAGGAAGCCGTTGCGCGAAGCGATGAGGCCCATCCCGTTGGTGTACGTGATGGCCGCGCCCGCTGCCGGGTCGCCGCCTACCGCGTCACCAATCATGGCCGTCTCGTAGAGCGCGTTGCCGTAGGTGCCCTGGCTACTCATGTACGGTCCCTTCCCGGACGCGATGCCGGGAGTGTTCTCGTAGGAGTTGCCGTTGGCCGTGTTGATGAAGACGCCGAGAACGCGGTAGCCGATGGCCTCCGCAACGTCTGCGCGAATGGCGGTCTGGACGGCATTGCTGCCGGGTCCGCCGAGGAAGTTGGAGCCTGCGTCGGGCCGTGCGAACGCGACCGAGCCGGAGAGCACGCCCACGAGGGCTGTGTTCACTCGGGTCGAGACGTTCGTGGCCACCGCAGTGGGGTTGGTCTGGGTGTAGGCGTCGTCCGTCAGAATGCCGATGCTGTTGCGGACACCCGCGTTCAGCAGCCGGAGAGCTGAGGAACTTTCCGTCCATCCACCCGAAGCCTGTCCATTCAGTGGCATGGAATACCTCCTTGCCTTGCTGAACCCTGTTTACAGGGTCGGTGGTCGTGGGAATCCCCCGTGAGGGGGAGGTGGGAAAGAGCCATTGAGACCGCACCCCGATGCGGCACGGCTTCACTAATATGGGGGGTTGTATAGGCAACCTATCGACGGAAAAGGCTGAAATCTCGGGGATAAAGGGGCACGAAAAAGCCCCCCATCCCCGAGATTACGGGGATGGGGGGCTCCTGGTGCGCTGGTTCCCCCGGAGGGGACTCAGTCTTGTACGTCGGGGCCTACGAGTTGAAGACGCCGGACACGTCGGGAGCGCTCTCCCAGAGGTTCTCCAGGTCGGCCAGCTCGCCTGACGCGGTGCGGGTCATGTTGCCGACGGTCTTGGGGCCGGTGGCCTTCTTCGGACGCTGCGGGCGCTCGGAAGCCTTCTTCTTGGCCTCCTTGTCGTCACCGTCGTCGTCCTCTTCGACCTCGACCTCTTCCTCGACTTCCTCCTCGTCGGAGTCGTCCTCATCGTCGTCGGACTTCTTGGCCGCAGCCTTGGTGCCGAAGACCTCGTCGATGAGGGCATCGTCGATGTCATCTTCGAGGATTTCGCCGTCGTCGAGGCCCATCGGGTCGAGAGTGCAGGCTTCCTTCTTGGGCTCGTCCTCCTCGGACTCCTCCTCGTCGTCGGCAGCCTTCTTCTCTTCCTTCTTGCCCTCGTCCTTCTTGCCCTCGTCCTTCTTGCCCTCGCAGTTGTCCCGCATCGGGCCCTCGGGGAGCTTCTCGCAGCCCGCATCCTTGTCGGAAGCCTCCTTGTCGGAGTCCTCCTCGGCCTCTTCGTCCTCGTCCTCGGACTTCTTGGCGGCCTCGGCCTCCATCTCGGCGAGCATCTTGCGCTCTTCTGCCGTGATGTCCTGGTCAGCCTGGACCTTCTTGCCGCCGAAGGCCGCGACGACCTCCTCGCGGGCGACGATGCCGTCACCGTCGGTGTCGATGCTGGCGAAGACAGCCTTGCTGCCAGTCCAGTCGTCGGCGGTGATGAAGCCGTCGCTGTCGGTGTCCATCTCGTCGAACATGGCCATCGCGGGGCTCATGGTCTCTTCGACCATGACCTCTTCGTCCTGAGCGAGCAGCTCTTCGAGCCCCTCGTCCTCGACGGGGAACGCCTCGTCCTCGATGACTTCCTCATCGAGCATCTCGTCGAAGCCGAAGAAGTCGCCGCCGAAGCGCGCGAAGGTCGCGTCGAGCTGGGCGTCCGGCATGTCGAGGAGGTCGAGAGCCTGGTCCTCAATCATCTGCGAGGACGCAGTCTTGCCGAGCATGTGCGTGGCGATGGCCATGCACTTCGCAGCTTTCTTCTCGACGGCAGCGCGGAGGCTGGCCTCCTTCGGAACGCGCGGAGGCTTCTGGTGGGCCGGGTGGTCCTGGTCTTCGGTACCGTAGCCGGGGGTCGCGGGCGGGGCACTCGCCTTTCGGCCCGCCTGCCACGTCTTGCGATTACGCATCATGGTCTCCTTGGCGATTGCCTTTGTGCTCCCCCCGGTTCCACCGAGAGAGCAGTCGAGCTAACTTCAGAATGACCCGGGCCTCTCTGGGATGGGCGGGATGACCGAGAGCACGGTCACAAGCCGCCTTGAAGGCCGGGGTTGAGAGGTACCGGTCGGAGGGTCCGACCAGCAGTGCAGCCCGGTACAGGGGCACGGGGAGTTTGACCCCGACCTCTTGGTTGTACGCGGCTACGGAATCCACAAGGTGCGCTTCCGAGGAGGCGCTGCGGATGATGGCGTTCAGCCCACTTGCGTAGAGCCTGCGGGCCGACACCACGTTTCGGTGTGCCCCTTCCTTGACGACATTGTCGTTTGGGGCTGTTGAGGACTCGTCTTCCAGCGCGTCCCCCATGTCCTGTTTCTTGAGGCGGTCCTTGACCCGCTTCATGGCACGGTCGAGAAGGTGCTGCTCTAGCTCCTTCTCCGCGTCCTCGACAGGGTTGGCGTCTTCTGCGGGGGCGCTGTCGCCCTCGTCATCCTCTTCGTCGCCCCAACCAGCAAGGAAAGCGTTCTCCGCCCCCAGAGCACCCAGTTGATGGCTCTGCTTGGCTGGCGCGAAGGGGGTCTGGATGAGGCGTCCCTGGCCGGATGCTGCCTTCATGGTCTGGTCCGCAGCCCACTCAGGAGGCGGTGAAGCCAGGACCTCGGCGGCCCGTCGGGAGATTTCGGCAGTGGGGACGATGATGTTTCTCTTGACCGCACCCGTGAAGGCCGGGGTCTCGACCCAGGACGCCTCGACGAAATGGACACCGCCGGTCGGGCCGATGCTCTTGTGGCCGCACAGCTCGGCCACTATCATCTGGCGGCCCTGCTCGTCGTGGAACGAGTTGCCCTTGCTGTACTTGACACAAGGGCACATTTCCGTTTCGTCCGCCGCCCAATGCCCGCACTTGGTGCATTGGGTACCGTCCACGGTGCAGTTGTGGCTCGCAACGCCCTCCACGACGTAGCTGTTGTCCTCATCCACTTCCATGTTGTGAACAGGCCCCTCGTAGGTGGCCTCCTCGATGGATGTGATGGGGAACATCACCAAGTCGTCTCGGACACGCGGGCCTTGTGTCTTGAAGGCGACATCCGTGGGGGCCTTGGCCGTGTAGGGGGCCAGGTCTACCCCTTGGGTCTTGCCTACAACCAGATTGAAGTGGGGATGCCGGGCCTCCGACTCCGGTACGAAAAGCGCCACGTCAGACTGGAGGCACTCTGCACCGGCCACCCTGACCCGGCGCACATTGGTTGCCACTTGCGCCCCGCGCTTGGCTTCCAAGCGTGTGAACCAGCCGCAGCGGTTCATCAGCATGTGCATCTGACACGCGAGGTCGTAGGAGCCTGTTGTGCCCAGCACATTCCCATTGGTGCGGTGGTGATGGCCGTCCCCATTGAGCCATGCACCGATAAGGTGCTTGTGTAGCTCCACGGACCACGCCAGCACTTCCTCCGACAGCTTCTTCCTGTGACTGTACTCGCCCCCGTGCTGGAAGAACCAGCGCACCATGTCGCGTCCGGTGCAGTGGACAACGCAGGTGTTCCGCTCGTCGCGGTCCTGAATCCAGGGGTCGTTGGCGTCGGGGAATTCCTGCTTCAACAGCTCGACGACCTCTGCCACGAAGGTCTCTCGTTCGGTCGAGCTGAAGTTGAGCTGCACCTCGACAGGCTCTCCCTTGTATTTCAGGAATGAACCCTCGGCCAAGAAGTACCCGAGGAGACGAGCTTTACCGATAGACTCCCCGGCTGCATCCTGCGTCTGAACACGCGGGAAAGTCAGGAAGTCCCCGATGCGTAGCTCATCGGCCCGCACCCACTCCCCCTTCATCTCCTTGAGGTCGTCCAGACGAGCCTTGCGCTCCCGGTACTCCTGGAGAGAGTAGCTTCCGTTGGGGTTCAGGATGCGCTTGTCATGGCCGGGCTTAAAGCGGCGCTTTAATTCCCGCGAAGCGTTCTGCCTGCCGCCTTTGTAGGCCAGGAGGGCCTCTCCGCACCCGCACGCACACACAAGAGGACGCCGGAAGACGAAGAAGGGGTGATTGTCTGTGGCCTCGATGGTGTTGGGAACACCGACCGCCTGTATGCGTCGGATGCCCCACTCTCCGTGCCGAATTTGCTTGTTCAGCACCTCACAGGCACGACCCTTGTGGGTGAGCACCATGTCCCCGGGCTGCACATCTTCGATGGCGATGCGGCGTCCGTCCGCCATCGTGACCTGCGTTCCGGGCAAGAAGCAGCCCATCGACAGGGTGCCCATCTTCCCGGACTCGATGGCCTTCACAAGGTCCTTGTGCCGGCGGTCCGTGGCGATGAGGATGTCGATGTAGATGGAGTCGCCGATGTCGCGGGCCACCGCGTCGATGATGCGACCCTTGCTCAGCTCCTCTACCTGTACGTGTTCGACGAAATTGTGCCCGCCGATAAAGGTCGGGAAGGACGCCATCAGCACGTCGCGCTGCCAGCAGTCCCGGTTGTTGTTGATGTACTTCTGAGTGTCGGCGGTGACCCGGTAGTCGGCAAAGCGCCGGTTGACCCGGAAGCCGTCTACCAACTGGGAGCCTGTCTTGGTTCCCGGGGGCTCGAAGGTGTCCACCGACGCGATGATGGTCGCGTGGGTCAGGAGGAAGTTCTTCGGATTGAAGGGGCCGTCGAAGAACTCCTCTGCCCTCTTAATGAGGTTCCCGTCGAGGTCAGCCGCCGCCACCCTGGGAGGCGTCGAGGCTACCCGGATTCCCCGCCACTGTGTCTTCGTGACGTTCGGGTGGACGACCACCGCGCTGGCGAACTTCATGAACGCCATCAGTTATCCCACTCGATGCGCCCCCGGAACGGGAACGTGTAGGCGGCCTGGAAGCGAGAGTTGCCGAGCCACTTCAGCTTGCGGGTACCCCCCTGCACCTTGAGGTCCAGATGAGAGTCCACTGGGGCCTCGACTATGTCAGTCGCCTCATCGTCCCAGTCCACACTGTCGTAGGACTGGTCGTAGGCGTAGTCGAGGGCGGCCCTCTCCAGTGCCGACCCTAGGAAGGTATCGGGAGAAGTGTCCTCGACCTCGTGGTCCTCCATAGCGCGCTTGGCCGTCTCCTCCCACAGGGCCTTGAGGCTGAGCGCATTCAGAGCCTTCGAGACTCGCGGGGCCTGCCTGCGGTCGAACTGCGCCAGGATGTCGCGCTCTGCCTCAGCCACAGCCTTCTTGGTGTCCAACGAGATGGTTATGGTGGCAGTGACCTCGCGGGGGAACTCGGCTTCCTTGGAGAGGTACAGCTCGGCCTCGTAGGGGCCCTGGTCCACCGCGATGCTGTCGCTGATAGACTCGGTAGCCCCTGCGCTGAACTTGCACCTCTTCGCCGCAGGCCCCTCCACCCGCTCCAGCAGTCTACGGATGCGGCTATGGGCTTCCGTGCCCACTGCGTCCTCGATGTAACCTGCGATGTCCTCGGGGGTGTCGTCCGGGAACTCGTTGCGGGGGAAGAGCTTCTCGATTTTCTGGACGAGTTTCCGGTCGGCCTTTGCTGTCTTGCGCCTACGCCAAGTAGCGCGCACCCGGAGCTTCCCGAAGGGCTCCTGCGGGCCGTCGTCGTAGTCGGGGTGGCCGATGATGTCCTGCCGCTTGATGAGGAACAGACAGTCAGGGCAACCAAGGAGCTTCTCGCTCTGACCGTCGCGCCTCTTGTAGGAGGCAGGACGCAGGATGGCCTCTTTGCACTTTGGGCACCTGTACTGGCCCCCATCGCACTCCAGGCCCGTAGCCTTGTATTGCCGGTCGGAGGCTGCCCAGTACAAGGCCTTCTTGACGTAGGCTTGAGCAACCCGGTGGACTGCGGTCCGGTGGGGGAGCTTCTCTGGGCCCCCCGGCACCGACACAGTTCCGGTCCCCCCGGGCACGTTGTTGTGCTCCGGGAGTGGCGGTGCGTGGTCGGTGTCCGAAGTGAGCCGCTGAAGGTCCTCCACAGGCACGCGTTCGGTGCCGTGGGGCCACTCCACGTCCACCATGCCGATGGCAGGCCACACTGCTACAACGCGCCCGCTGATATCGACGTTCTCCCCCCACGTGGGGTAGACCACACCCCCAACAGAAAACTCTCTGGCTCTCTGCTGGTAGTCCACGTAGGCGGTTGTGGGTCGCCGTGCCATCGTTCCTCCGAACGGGTCGGGGGTCAGGCGCTGAGGTCGAACCCGTGGGCCTTCTTGGAAGAGGTGGTCTCTTCCTCGACCTCTTCCTCCTCGACCTCTTCCTCCTCAGCCTTCTTGGCTGTCTTGGCTACGTCGAGTGCGAGGCGGAGGGCGCGCTCGACCTGCGGGTGGTCAAGGCCCTCGGTGGCCGCTGTCAGCTCTTGAAGTGCCGCCTGGACACCCGGAGTCGGGCTTTGCTGGTCCTCGTTGGGGGTCGCCCCAAGGTCGCCGCCCTCTTGCCGCTCGCGAAGCTCGCGGTTCTCCTGCTGGGAGAACTCGCCGCTCATGTAGGGCTCGTCGGGCTCGTCCTCCAACGGACCGCTCTTCTCTTTCCCGATTTCGTCGGCGTTGAACTCAGCGCGCTTGAGGCCCGCATGCTTCTCGATGGTGTCGGATAGCATGTCGCAGCGAAGCGCCATGTCATTGGCGATGTGCTGGGGGAGCCCCAACGATTGCCAGTCCTTTTCCATCAGAGAGGCGATGTTGTCGAGCGCCGAGGAAACGGACCGTGCGCCCTTCTTCGTCATCTGCGGCATTTCGTGCTCCTTGTTTTGGCCCCCTCAGGGGAGGCTCAGCATTCCGCGTAGGGGACAGCGGGGCGCAAAGCCCTTCGCCTATATGTAGGCGGGTATAGAGAAACTATGGAAGAAAGTTACCGCCCTAACCCCAAACTTAGTCGGCTTTTTCTCGCCGGTAGCGGATTTCTAGCTCTTCAGGGTTGCGAGTTTTGATGGCTTGTTTGGCCTGCGCGAGAAATGGGTGGTCTGGGGCTAACTTCCCAGACTTTTCCGCGCGACGGACGTACCGCGCCAGGTCGTCCATCTCCCACTCGGCTCCCTCTTCACGACAGCGCTCCAGGGCCTCCAGGTCTCCCTCTTCCTGGGCCTTCTGCAAGCACTCCATGAGCTTGTCGGTCTTGGTCTTGACCTTCTTCTTGCTCTCCGGGGAGTTCGCTTTGGCCTTGAGCGCGTCATAGTGCTTCTGGAGAGTCGCCTTGATGCGCTTGGCGAGGCCCGTGGTCTCGCCACTGTTCCTGGCTTGCTCTTCGGCTTCCGCCGAGAGCAGCGCGTGGCCGGTCGTCATCTCGTTGACGCCCATTCGGCGCAGGAGGTCCCGGACGTACTCTTGCTGCTCATCGCCCAGCTTCCCCTTCAGGAGAGAGTCGATGAGCGGCCCCTTGGGGCCGTCCGAGCCGCCGTGGAACTCCCCCAGCTCCTCGTCCGACATCGTCCCGATAGACTCTGCGACGACCTCGCGGCTCTCGGGTGACCCGAACTCCTCCACGGTGTCCAGCAGGCGCTCTGCTTCCCCTTTCCTGTGCAGTGCCTTCGCCAGAGCCTTGAACTGAGGTGCAGGCTCCGGGCGGAGAGGGTTTCCGCTGTCGTCCTCCAGGGAAATGTCCTTGTCAGAGAGGGCGGCGGCGAGTGCCATCCCATCCAGGATGCTCTCTAGCTCCAGCCTTCGGGCGGAGTCCTCCGCGAGCCCTTCGAGCTGCTCGGCAATTTGCCCCGAAGCCGCTGAGAGCATCTCTGCACCGGCTTCCTTGTATTGGTCAAAGGCTTCTGCCGCGCGCTCGCGGAGCTGCTCAGGGGACTTGGGCGCGTCGGACACCGCTGTCCCCCCAACCATCGCGGGATTGGCCAACACGCGCTGCGCAAAGGCCGCTTCCGCAAGAGCCTCTCCGAGCTGGGTCGGGCTCTTGCCCTTGCCGATAGGCGACTTCCCCTTGCCGCCTTTGAGGTAGGG